AATAAGTAACTAAGGATTGTATCCCCAAATGCAAGAAGGGCAAAACCGATAGCGCCAAAACCTGCACCTGTGCTGTCACCGCCGTCTTCACTTGCGCTTGCCATAGTGGCAAAAGCGGCTGTAATACCTGCAACCATTAGCCCGATTTTGCCTATTTTTCTAATAGAACCAGTGCTAAATTTTCCAACAGAAATAGACGCAATTGAGGATGCTTTGCTCCAGGATGTAGCAAACATAGATGTAGCTGCAATATTCTTAGTAGTAATACCAGCTAAGGCTGCTTGAAATTTAGAAGTCAATCCAGAAAGGAAAGTTCCAGCAATTCCGCTGGCTGCACTAAATAAGTTTAATGAAGTAACTTTACCAACTACACTAGCCAAAAGAGTATTAAATGTAGTAACAATAAAGGCAACCTTTTTAGGATCTCCTAGAATAGCCTGTTGTGCAATAGAAGCAGTAATACCTACAATAGCTGCGCCTGAAGTGCCAATTAAATCACCCAAAAGCAATTCAGCGCCTAATACATAACCGCCAATTTGTGCGAGTTGAAGTCTACCTGCTCTCTTGTTAGCTGTTGCTGCTGTTATAGCAGCTGCATTCGCTTGATCTTTTGTTTTAGCAACAATATTCTTTTTAAGATTATCTGGATTGCTACCTACAAAAAGATTATAGAGTAAACCAGAACCTTGGGCGGTGCCAATAGTAGTTAAAAGGCCTTTTATGTTTGTTAGTATAAGAGATCTAACGCCCTTAAAGAATATAGCAGCACCGAGACCACCATACAAAATAGTAGTTAATAAACCACCTCCAGGCAATAAACTCAGTATTTGAGCTGGAAGCCCAATAATACTATTACCAATAGCTTCTGCAAGACCTTTGCCAAATTCGTTAGCTAATCTAATTAGTGTCTTTAATATCTTTGGTACATTTGTAACAATTGTATTAATACCTTGACCAATAGCTAAGCCTAATCCTCTGGCAACTTCTTCCAGGATACCGCTCTTTAAGAAAGCGCCATTGAATGCTGTAAACACACTAACTGCTAAAGCAGCCGCAAAGAATGGACCTAAACGACCAAAGGTGTTCTTAAACAAAGAGGGGGAGATTATTGACGCCAAAGAAGCTGCGACCCCAGTGGCTAACAGAGCCGCTAGTTGTGGGGAAAGCTCTCTTAAAGAAGCAAACGCACTTTTAGCACCATCTCCAATTGATCTAGCAACCGTTTCGGCTAATTCTTTTGCTGTGTTAAGTTTAGCCTTAGAATTAAAACCTACTCTTTCGATAGTTAATTTAATCTTTGATTCTCTAGAGATGTTTGTTGCAGAAAATATTTTTGCAATATCTTGATATAGATTTGTAACCTCTGTACCGAATTGTTTAAGTAAGGACTTTGTTTTAGGCAACCACTCTTGTGCTTTATTGTATGTCCCTTCCATAGTGTCGGTCCACCAAGAATTACCAATAATTGCATCATATGCTTTGTAAAATTGATTGGCGGCAGAATCGGTAAATTTACTTACAATACTTAAAGTTTTATTCAAATAAGTTTGAGCTGTTTTATAAATTCCAACAAATAGATTAGTCATAGTTGTTGCAATGCGACTCAATCTGTTCCCTGTTAAGCTATCAATAGCCTCAATGAAAGAGTCTAAAAGTTGTATAGATTTAATTACGCTAACCTGTATTGCAACAAAGAAATTACTTGCAGCAATGTTTCTTTGAATCTCTCCAAGTATGCTTGCAAAGACACCAAAGGCTTTGGTGAATCTTTCAAAGGAGGTATAACGAAGTCTAAATAAAGTTTGATCAATTAATCCTAGATAAACTCCGGTTTCAAACAAGAATACATTAGTTGTTCTTAATGCTCTTGTAGCAGCATTTCCAAAGTTGTACCATCTTCGACCATAGCTATCAAGAGCATCCCCTAGAGAGTACAGTGCTTCTCCAAAATCAGTTAAACTTTTTGAGCGGAATATGTCTCTTATAGCGCCTTGAAATCTGGTGTTAAACACTTTGTCATACATGGCACCAAAGTCTATACCGAGTCTTTTGATGATAGCAGAGGTATATAGCATGACGGAAATAACATCTGCTTGTAAGACCTGAGCAAATCCTCGAAACGGTGTAGTTAAGTTTGGAATAGAGTCAACCGCTCTACCAAATAAAACAGTTATTATTCGAGTTAATCCTGCAATAACTGCGGTAACACCTGAGAATGTGCTAGTAAGCGTTCTTCCAGCATCAACAACACTTGCTACGATTGCTTCTCTATTAGCTTCAATATAATCTGTTAAAGCTACTATCTTGCTAGTAAAGGAAGCGGTAATGCCAAGTTGTTTACTAATTTCCCCAGTAACTCTTCCAACCTGATCTCTAAGAATAGAGAAGGCCTTTTCCGAGGTAATCTCAATATTACCAAATTCTGATTCTAATTTTTCAGTTTGATCAATAAGGGCTTGAAAGACTACGTCTGTAGTAATTTTCCCTTGCTCTGCAAGTTTCCTTAAGGATCCAAAAGGCACTTGCAAACTATCAGATATAACCCTAGCTAGTCTAGGAGCTTGCTCAAGTACCGAGTTAAGTTCTTGTCCACGTAACTGTCCAGAGGCCAAGCCCTGACCAAGTTGGAAGAGGGCGGCTCTAGTAGACTCTGCGCTTCCCCCAGAGATGGTAGTAGCTAAACCTACAGACCGAACAGCTTTATTTATTTCTTGTGTGCTTTTACCTGCAGCTTTTAAAGAAATTGCAAAACGATTAAATGTCTCAACAGTTGCATCAACTGGAGATTTTGTGTCTTTTGCAATCTTGTATAAAGCATCAAGTTGTGTATTTAATTCTTTGCCCCGACCTGTAACAAGTGCAATCCTGTTCTCTAGATTGGTTAAGGAGTCTGTTGCTCCGTTTATGCTTTTAGTTAATGCCGTTCCTGTAAATGCCCCTGCAATCCCAACCGCTAAACGTTTGAATGCGGTAGACACACCAGTAGCCGTTTTCTCAATACTTGAAACTGAACGCTCTAAACGTCTTAAATCGTTTCTAGCCTGTCTACTGTCGGAACGTACTCTAATTTCTACGCCACTCATGTATTCCTCCTTAAATAATTAAGCCCCCTAACGGTTCTCTATATACGAGAAGCCATCAGAGGGCTAATTTTAATTAGGGGTTAAGATTCCTATTTTTGTAAGCACTTGTTCTATGAAGTATTTTGGGGCTTGCTTACTATGCCCTCTATTTAGTCTACTTATGTATTCGACTTCATTAATGATAGAACCATCTAGGTATCCATCAGGAGCCATATAGGTTTTGTCTTCCCAACCTTTTCTGGCCCTTCCTGTATCAACAGGCGTTACCCGTCTTAAGGTTCTGGTAGCAAAAGTTACCCTTTGCTTTATTTCCATATTAGCTTGTCGTTTTACTTCACGTTCAACTCTTTTCATTTCTTCTGCGAAATTTACGAATTCAAGGCTAACTTTCATTATCTTTAACTCCAAAGTTAGGTTTCCAGTTAGAATCATCTCCGTTTTTAGCAGCTAACATGAGTTCTAACATTTTTCCTTTTGGTATTGCTCTATCGGGTTTTTGTTTCTTTTCACCCCCAGCAGCCAAAAGTTTTAAAGTTGGAAAAATATTTTCAGCCTTTTCTTTCATACCCTGTGCTCTCATCAAAAGATATGTTCTTTGGTCTTCTCTCCAACCAACAGGTCTTCTGTTAAAGAAAGCTATCCAATTAAGAAGTTCATCGTATGGCATTTCTGCCTTGAGCTTGTAAATGGGCATATGCAGGGCATAGGCCAGCTCGTGCAATGATTCTTCTTCTTCGGTTAGTTTCCCTCATTTCCACCTGTTAGACCAGAATATTCTAGAATCAAGTTTGAAAGATCATTAAGCTCTCCGAGGGGGAAAGTATTAAAATCATCTGGGGACAGATCGTTTGCATCGATTACTGCAATCTTAATTACTTCTTGCAAAAGATTTACTTGAGCATTGTCACTTTTTGACTTAGTAGCTGACTTAGTAAGCTCCTGAATTTTCATAACCTCAGATACTGACATTTTCCGAATTTCTACTTCGTCCCCCATGAAAGAGACTTTTTTAGTTAATGTTTTACCTACTAAATGTTTCATAATACTGTTTCCTTAAATTAAATAATTTTATCTTTTTCTGTGAATAATTCTGGATTATTGGCTTGAAAGTCATCAAGCATTTTCCGTACTTTGTGTAGGGTATCAAGGGTTTCCATGATCTCCCGACCCATTAAAGAGTCATTGTCAAAGTCTTGAAAACGTTCAAAACTCTTACGAATACTAATATCAACGCTTCTTCGCATATGGCGAAAAGTTGTCCTCATAACAAATGTTTTACTAAATGGCTTTTCCATATATAAACATATACCTCTCTACTATAGAATAAAGAGAGGGCTTTCGCCCCCTCAATATTAATATGTTAATTAAGCCGCAGCAATTGTTGCTGGTCCAAAGAAGTCGGACTGAGCAGACAATGTAACCGTTGCTGTTGTAGCATCTGTCAAGGCAGGGTTAACCAAGATAGCTTCGATTTTACCTTTAAAGTAAAATTCTGTGTTATCTGTAGCCAAAGTTGCGCCCAAAGAAGTTGCAAGGTCAACGTTTGCAGAACACATCAGGAAGCGGAAGTATACTTCTTGACCGATTAGCGAGTGGAAGTCTTGCATATCTTCGGCAACGTAGTTGACAGTAACTTCCAAAGAAGGAGCGTCAGCCTGACCTTGTACCTGAGATGATGTAGCTTGACCGTAAACAGGGACGTTTACGATGTTTGCAGGTGTACCAATTGAAGGGAATTCCCGAACAGAAGGCATACGATCGATGTCAGCAGAGTTTGCTGAAGCAAAAAGTGCGGCATAGCCCGTAGCAGTTTCACTTGCTGGGGTAGTTACGCCACTATAGATGTCAAGATATGAAAAGATACCTGCACCTAGGGATGAAATATGAGCCATTTTTATTCTCCGTATATTGTAAATGGTATTATGTAGCTTGCGCTATAAAGCGACTTATTAGACGGGTCTAGCCCTTCCACATTCAGATAAGATGTAGCAAGCTCTGTACCGTTGGTTAGTTTTTTGTTTTCAAGACTAATGTCAAGAATATCTGATATAGCAACAATGCGGGATTGTCCCTCACCTGCTTTAACAAAGATTTTAATGGCAACAAGGCCACCTAAACTTTTAATGCCACCATAGGCAAATTGACTACTAGAACTTGGTAAAACGTTTAATCTACAAAATTCAGTTTCTGTTGATATTGTGCCTTGATAGTTATCAGGGTAAATATCTATATTATTTGATGTCCAAGCAGAAGAGGCAAAAACAGATTCAATGTCGTCTAAAACATTATCATACATTATTATGCCTCCTTTACTAATATTGCTTCAATAGTAAAGCCATTATCGCTATAATCAACAATATTGTATACTTTTGATTCAACAGTTAAGGTATCATAAACAGACAGGTTAACACCGGAGCGCATCATTGCAGTCACTGTAAAACCATCACCAGAAGGTTTTTGAGTTGATTGAATGATAACATCTACGGTTACGCTGCTAGTTGTACTTATAGTACTCTTAGAAGCAAAGTTATAACCTGAAACAGATTTTGAAGAAAGTGTACCTTCTTTAACCAAGTCCCCTGCAGCAGTAAACGCTTTATTAACGGCGCTAGTTACTTTAGCAGAAAGTGACATTAATTGTTCCTCCACCAACCAGAGCCTACCCCTGTAGCGCCTCTTCTTAGAAGAGGGCGAATAGGTTTAATAACAAAGTTTGGGGTAACAGAAATACGAGTAACATCATTATTAGAGTCACTCAAACTAATATTACCAATACTGATACTTTCGTATGTCTGTGTTGTTTGTGCAACAAGATCTTCGTTATTAAGTAGGTGCAAGGCCTGTTCGTAAACAGCTATTTTTACTAAGTTAGGGATTTCTGTAGTTGAAAATGTAACTTGTAATCCTAAACGGTTATCATAATAAAGAGCATTTTTACGAGGCCAAGCAAGAGCTTGGGAAGGACTAACAGCAGAGCCAATCCAAGGATTGTTGTCAATAATTTGTGTAGCAGTTACTAACGCATCTTCACGAGTACTATCATCAGCTGTATCCCAGCTAGCAGAGTCGATTCGTGTTTCAAAGTATGTGTCAGCAGTTGTTATATCTACATAACTATTAGTATTAAGAACTAAAGCCATTAGTCCCTCCTAGTCTAATTATGAGTGGTAAACAGGCAAGATGCCGAGGTTCAGTGCATCCATTTTACGAACATACGAAGCAGATGCAGCGTAGTTTGCGTTAGTTGCAAATGCGTTAGTAGCACCCGCCCAATCATAACCCATTGGGTGCATGATGAAGCCGTAGCGATACCAAATGTTTGTAGAACCGCCACCAGTGTAAGCAGCCGCATTGCGGTCAACCTCAACGGGGGTAGGTGTATTTACAGGTGCGAAAGAAACGGAACCTGGCTTCAAGATGAAAGAACACTTAGTAGACTGAGCGTTCAAGTCGCCAGAAGCAGCAGCTTGTGTTTGTGTTGCACGAGTCATGATCAAACGGAATTTACCGCCAAAGACTGTGGAGAACTCAAGGTTGCCATCAGTTACTGTTGTGTCATCAACCAAGTTAGCAGCACGCATTTCAGCCATAACTTCAGGAGAAGTTGCGAGATACATGAAGTCTGGTTCGTGGTCTTTGTATGCCATGCCAATTGCTTTGAAGAGACGCTCACCACGAGCGGCACCAATAGCAGAGGAGTCAAACAGTTTACGTGCATCAGAAGAACCTGTTGCAGCGGCACCGAAATCACCAGCATCGTTAACGTCTACAAAGAAACCTGTAGCGGCTGCATCTGCATCTGTTTCAAAGGTTGTGATACCACCGTTACCAGCGCCACCAGCATCGCCAAGTGCAACTTCGTGTGCAGCAACACCTTTAAGAACGGACAGCAAAGCATTACCTTCGTCATCGCCACGCACTTGTGCAAAGTCACGAGCAATTTTGGAAAGACCGTCTTGCTTCGATACAACTTCTTGCAGGTTAACTTGCTGCGCACCAAAGGTACGAACAGTCTTAACGTAGTTAGCAATGTCAGTTGTAACATCGGTGTAAGTACCGTCTGTTGCAGAAGACAAAGAAGGAACGTTGATGTTTGCAGACAGTGGTTTGTACCAACGGAACTGACCAACAAAGGATTCGCCATCAGCGTTAATATCGTCACGTTGACCAACGATACCTGTAGAGTTCAATTTCTTTTCAGTTGTGTAGGCTTCGTCTGCATAGGCAGAGATTGCGAGAGCTACATTTTGAAAGTCTGTATTTGTAATAGCCATGATTTATTTCCTTATGGTATTATATAGATATTATTAATAGGAGTAATTGCCTAATTGGCCTTTAGCCGCCAAGGCAAGAACTTCTTCTGTTGTCATTTCACCAATAGATTTCTTTTGATCCATTGACGGAGTGCCGGAGTTGTTTGATGTTCCTGCACCTGTATTTGCTTTAACACGGAATAAGAACGAATTATCTTCATTCTTAGAGTAAGTCTGAATAAAGTCCTGAATATTGCTTCCTGTTTTATGAACCCAAAGACCATCATCATTTTGAACGAGTTGCTCAACAATATCACGATAGGCCATTTGACGACTACGCTCATTACGGAATTCCAATCCGCTTAAGGCAGAATTAACTACACTATCACGGTTTAGCTTGATATTTTCTTCTTCGAATACCTTTAGCCTTGCTTGGGCCTCTGCTAGCTTCATTTCTAAAGCCTCTTGCATTTTACCCTCTTCCTCTAGCCGTTGAATTTGATCCTGTTTCTGTTTTTGTTCA